CAAGTACAGCCGTTATTTGGTGGCTCCGTTCCCCGAATGCCAGCAATTCCACGTGTTTCGTGTATGTGATTACTGACGGCACGGTCAGCATCAGCAACGTGAACTACTCGCGTGGCTTTGCCCCCGGCTTTTGTGTATAATTCGGAATTCAAGCCTTGCGCCCTCAATGGGCGCACAGGCGGCAGGAGGTCACGAAATGTCAGTACCGAAGTCACGACGCGGAGAAAGCCCGGCGGAGTATATCAACCTCGCCCGCGAAATCTACGTTTTCACGTACAACCGCGTCAGAATCTTACCGAAAAGCTACACGTTCTATTTCTCGCTGCCGCTTTACAATGCGGCGCGCGAGGCGTACCGGCTTATCAAGACGGCAAATCTGATTTACATTCACAACGACGCAGACAAGCAGAACCGCAAGGAATTGTACGAACGGGCGCAAGGCTATTACAATTCCATGCTGGACGTGCTTGACCTTGCGTATATGAATGTCAACCATGAAAAATTGCCGTCGAACGTCCTGAAAGAATGGGTCAAGCTGATAACCGACGAACTCGCACAAATATCAAAGATCAAGCGGAGCGACAAAGCGCGATAGCGCGCCGCCCTGCATGATTTGGGTTATATTCCGTACAGCCGTTAATTGGTGGCTCCGTTCCCCGAATGCCAGCAATTCCACGAATTTCGTGAATGTGAATACTGACGGCACGGTCAACAACAACAACGCGAACTACTCGAATGGCTTTGCCCCCGGATTTTGTATGGACATAGGGCAGACCGATTAGCCGACAGGCAAAAGCAGTCCCTATACAAAAGGGGAATATAACCCCTCTGACGGCATCCGCCGCCGGACAAACATATACCACGATACGGAAAGCCGGACGCTACTTGCATGGACGCGGGGCGCGCGTTCCCCGCGTTTTCATGGCTACGCCGTTACGCATTTTAGACAGCGCGACAAGAAAGAAATGTACGAGGTATCATTTTCCCATGAACAGCACAGAAAGGCACGAAGCGCGGTATCAGCGGCGCAAAGCCGCGCGCATAGAAAAGAAAGCAAAAGCGTTGAAAGAATTCGGGGATTTCGGCGCGGTGTTTTCTTTTGACCATCTTTACGCATCATACCGCGCGTCTATCAAGGGCGTTGGGTGGAAAGCAAGCACACAGCGTTATAAATCGTCTGCCCTCGCCCACATCGCAAAGACGCAGGAAGAATTACTGACCGGAAAATATCGGTCGCGTGGATTTTACGAATTTGATCTTGTAGAACGGGGCAAGCCGCGCCACATCCGAAGCGTTCACATTTCCGAACGTGTCGTACAGCGCTGCTTATGCGATTACTGCCTCGTCCCTGCATTATCAAAGTCGTTTATCTACGACAATGGCGCAAGCCTGCCCGGAAAAGGCTATGACTTCGCCGTATCCCGCGTGACGCGGTTTCTTGCAGATCATTACCGCCGGTACGGAAACGAGGGCTATGCCCTGATTTTCGATTTCTCAAAGTATTTTGACACAGCGCATCACGAACCGATATTTGAACAATTCCGGCGCAGCGGAATCGACGGAAACCTCGTCCGCTTGTCGGAATATTTTATTTCCAACTTCGGGGACGTGGGGTTAGGGCTTGGCAGTCAGGTTTCACAGATTGCCGCGCTTGCCTTGCCGAACAAGATCGATCATTTCATAAAAGACGTTCTGCGCATGAAACAGTACGTCCGATACATGGATGACGGTTGCATTATCGACCGTTCAAAGAAGCGGCTCGAAAACTGCCTGCATCATTTGCGGCGGCTCTGCGCCGCGCACGGTATCCGCCTGAACGAAAAGAAAACACAGATTATCAAATTGACGCGCGGATTCTCTTTTGTAAAAGTCCGTTTCCGATACGGAAGAACCGGCAAGATCGTCCGCAAAGCGACGTATCAGGGCGTTCGGCACATGATGCAGAAATTGAAGATTTTCCGAAGATGGGTAGACCGGGGCAGGATGGCAGCGGCGGACGTAGCAGCTTCCGTCACATCATGGCTCGGTCACATGAGAAGATTTCACTCCTACTTTGCCGTACAAAAGGTATTGCGGAAGTACAATCAACTGTTTCCGGGAGGTACGTATGGACTACATCACTTACAAACGGTATAAGGGCAGCGGAATCGGCGGCTATTTCAACCTTCGCCACGGCACAAAGGTAACGGAAAACGGCGGATTCCTTCACGCCCCGGACGGGCGCGGTATCTGCGCCGTGACCAGCGAGGACGGCTGGGAACATTTCAGACCAGACACGCCGGAGGGCGCATACCGGCAAAAGCTGCTTGACAAGCTGTACCGATTCTATATCAGCGGCAAGGGCGATGCGGCGGCGGATTTTACCGCCGAACGCTTCCCGGACGCTGATAATTATTACTGGAAAAACCTCTTGCGCACAATGCCCACGCCGAAGCTGACGGCGTTTTATTCTGCGCGGCTCGGACAGCCGCCGAAAATGGAGGGATAACGTATGTATCAGATCAAACAGAACGGCAGCGTCATCGGTTATTCGGATGACGTTATTTTTGTCCGCCTGCATGAAAACGGGTGCTATGTCCCGTGTGAGCGGGCGCAGGCAGGCGGCTTTTGTGTGAAAGTCCCGGTTGACTACACAGAAGAAAACGGGGAAACGAAAACACGCCTTGAAGATTTCGTGTATAAGTTTTCTGACGATGATCTACTCGGCATCGAACCGACGGCGACCGTGGAGCAATTCAGCGGCGCGTTGATGATTGCCGAAGCCGATAAAGTCGTTGACATTCTGGTAGGAGGTGCGGACGAATGATTACTGTCCAGCGGGCGCGGGAACTGCGCGCAATGATCGAAAAGGCGGCGGGCGCGGGACTTGACAACAAAGACGGTTCGACCGCCGTAGAACTGTTTCCGACGCTGACCGGCGGCGGGGCGCTTGTGAAGTCCGGCACGCGCATCAACTGGAAAGGCGCGTTGAAGCGTGCGACAGTCGATTTGTGGGACACGGCGGAAAACACGCCGGAAGCCGCGCCGAACTTGTGGGAAGACGTGCTGTATAAAAACGGCGTGCGGGTTATTCCGTCACCCATTACGGCGGGGCTTGCGTTTTCAAAGGGTGAACGCGGCTATTGGGGCGACGTGCTTTACGAATCGCTGCTTGACAGCAACACATGGACTCCCGAAGAATACCCCGCCGGATGGCAGGAGGTCACGGCATGACCCGCGCAATCTACACCGCCGCAAAGGACGGCAAGGTTATTGCGCAGCGCGACGCGCTGATATGGGTGCGGCTGACCGCGCCCGGTATGTATGCCGTCTGCGGAGAAGCAGACGGCGAGGGCGTTCTGATTGACGGAACGATTTACCACGTGCGCGGTTGTCCCATTTTGCCGGGGAAAGAAACCGTGACGCTTGACTACATCGAACAATAACGGAGGGTGCATTATGAATTGGAGCGTGATTATCGGCATTTTTGGAACGCTTGCGGGGTTTGCGCTGTCATATCTTGCGTTTGCGAGGAACAGCAAAAAAGACAGTACCGACGCGGGCAAGGAGTCCGGGACGGTGCTGACCGAAATCGGCTATATCAAGGCGAACACGGATGACATTAAGCGCAAGCAGGAAAAACAGGACGAAACGCTTGTGAAGATGACAGAGCGTGTTGTGAAGCTGGAGGGCGACAGCGCCCGCACGAACAAGCGGCTTGAAATTCTGGAGTCCCACGATTACGGGGGCAGCAAATGACCAGAAAGCGCGCCCTACGACGCATGAAGATCAAAGCAGCGTTTGCCGCAGCGTGGGGGTTTGTAAAAGGCTATCTGTCATTCAGCAAACTTCTTTGCTACGGCGTTTTGTTGATTGACTACAAAACGACATCGACAACGCTGGATTTATGCTATATCGCAGTCACAAACAACTATACGGGCAGCTTGCCGTATTTGACTGCGCTGATAGCGTTATTGCAGGCGGCTACTGCTACGGTGCTGTCTTTTGCCCTGAACAAAAGCAAGGCAGAAAACACGGCGGGCGGTATCGTGTACGAAACCACACTGAAACGGGACTGTTAAAAGGAGGAAAACACATGAACGAAATCATTCTGAAACGAATCGGCGCGCTTTTGAGCGTCAAAAGCATTGTGACGCTTGCGCTGACGGCGGTATTCGCGTACTTAGCCGTTACGAAGCAGATCAGTCAGGAATTCATGGTCGTTTATACGGTCGTGATTGCGTTCTACTTCGGCACGCAGACGCAGAAGATCAGCGACGCAGTAGAAAGCAAGGGGGCGCAATAATGCCCCTGACAGTTGAACAGCGGCTTATCAGCCGCAATTTCAGGCGATGCACGGGGCGGCGGAAAATTGAATACATCGTGATTCATTATTTCGGTTCGCTCGGTACGGCGGCAGCAGTTGCAAACTATTTCAATGCGCCGGGTATTCAGGCATCCGCGCATTATTGCTTAGACGAAGGAAGCACGGTCTATCAGTGCGTCGAGGACAACAATATTGCTTGGCATTGCGGCACATCCGGCGCATACGTTCACCCGCGATGCAGGAATGAAAACAGTATCGGCATTGAAGTCAGACCGTATAAGCTGGACAAATCTACGGCGCGTTCCGCAGCGCCCGCAGATTGGTATTTCCCGCCGGAGATCGTGGACAACCTTGTTGTATTCACACAAATGCTGATGCAGAAATACAACGTCCCGCTTGAAAACGTCGTGCGGCATTACGACGTTACGGGGAAATGGTGTCCGCGTCCGTGGATGGGCGACGATACGAACACCTATTACGGCACGTCCGGCAATGAACAATGGAAGAAATTCAAGGAACGGTTATCCGGGGAGGAATTGGACATGAACATTGAAGAAGCACGGAAACAGTTGACCTCTTGCGCCGACACGGGCGACACGCCCTCCGAATGGGCGCGCGACGCGGCGGAATTCTGCAAGCGAAAGGGCATTTTCAACGGCGACGGCGCGGGCAATTATGGGTGGCAGCAGCCCATTACGCGCGAAGCCGTCGCGCAGATTCTTTACAACGCTTTTGAAAGCGCGGGTATGCTTGACGCTATCCCGGACAAAAAATAATTTGAGCGGGCGGGGGTTTGATTCCCCGCCCGCTCTTTTCGTTTTCATTACGCCTGTTTGCGGAACTCGCAGTTGATTTTCATGCCGTAGTTGATCGAATGCCCCTCGTCATCCGTTCCGCCGCCGTAGACTTCGGCGGAAGTCACGCCGACAAAATCGCTCCAACGCCGCACGAAAAACGGCACGTCATCTTTGCTGATATTGCCGACCTGATGACCTTCGGCAAATACGGAAAACGCCGGTTCGCCCTGATATGCCCCGCGTTCAATCGTAATGTCAACGCCCTCGTCGCTGTTAAAGGGCGCATCCCCGAAATGCAGCTTGCGTAGAAGCGTTTGACGGCTTTTCCCGTCCTCGTTTTTGAACGTCACGCCGACAACCTTGAATTTCAACGTTTCCCGCGCTGCCCGCTCTGCGCGCCACGCTTCCAGACGTGCCGCATCTTCTCGTTCTTTTGCTTCCCGGCGGGCGGCAGCAGCCGCAGCCGCGTCCCGCTTTAGCTTGTTTTTCTTCCAGACCCGATAAATCCATACACAAATGCCGATGGGATAGAAGATCACAAGAAGAACGATTTGCCACGTTTTCAATTTTTTCATGGTATGAGTAGCCCTCCTGATATTTTTCGGTCGTGCTGACCTTTAACACAATTATCATTCATCCGCGTGTTAAAGTCAAGAATAATGCAGATCATTAGCACAAGGAGGGCGGCGCGCAGCGCATGAAGATATACGATTACAACGGGAAAAAGAATATCTGCGGTGAACGCATCCGGGAAGCGCGGCTGAAACAGAGGCTATCACAATCAGACCTCGCGGCGCGCGTTCAGGTCGAGGGCGTGATAATGGAGCGCGATTCGATCAGCCGCGTTGAGATCGGGACGCGGTTTGTTCCTGACTATGAAATACCGATATTCGCAAAAGTCCTCGGCGTATCTGTTTTGTGGCTTTTGGGCATTGAGTAACCCCGGCGGGATTTTTTCCCGCCGGGGTTTTATGATACACAAAAAATGTGTAAATTATTTTCTGATAGCTATTGACAAATACACATCAAATGTGTATAATAGACAATGTAAGGAGGGTCGAACGTGAAAACAAAAGATTTCATCGAACTATTAGAAAGAAACGGATGGAAATTCAAACGGCACGGCTCAAATCACGACATATACACGAAAGGCGGTGAAAGGGAAAGCGTTCCGAGACACAGAGAAATCGACGAAGATTTAGCAAAGACAATCATAAAACGGCGGGGGCTGAAATAAGCCCCCTGCCGAACGCCTATAATTATATATGCTATGCGAATTTCAAGGAGGTTACAGTATGAAAGCGGCGTATCCTATCGTTATGACAAAAGGGAAAGAACACATCATTGTGTATGTGCCGGATTTTAATATCAATACGGAGGGCGCGGACTACGCTGACGCTATGGAGATGGCACGCGATGCAATCGGGCTTGTAGGAATCGACATGGAAGATGATAACGAGAAGCTGCCGAAGCCGTCCAGCATTGACGAGGCAAAAAGCGGAGCGGAAAACGGCATTGTCACGCTTGTAGACGTTGACTTTACGGAGTATCGCAGGAAGAATGACATGAAAACTGTACGCCGCAACGTATCGCTTCCGTCGTGGCTGGACGTTGCCGCGAAAGAAGCAAATGTAAACGTATCGGCGGTATTGGCACGGGCGCTGAAACAGGAATTAAACCTCGCGGAAAGATAAACAATAAAGAAGCAAGGGGCGGGAAACCGCCCCTTTTTGCTATGTATGGAGGGCATGACATGGGCGAACAATACAAGCAGTTGCAGTTTCGGGACAGACTGAAAATTGAAGCGCGTCTGAATATCGGATACAAGCCGAAGCAGATAGCCGCAGACCTCGGCGTACACGTCAGCACGATCTATCGGGAAGTGAAGCGCGGGACGTACACGCACATGAATTCAGACCTGACAACGGATATTAGGTACAGCCCTGAAATTGCCGAGGCACGTTATCAAGAAAGCCTGTCAGCAAAGGGCGCGCCGCTGAAAATCGGCAAGAATCATGCCGTCGCCGCATTCATCGAAGATAAAATAATAAACGACGATTATTCCCCGGCGGCGGTCTGCGCGCTTCTGCATCGGGAAGAATTTGCACATTTCGGTATGACGTTCTGCCGCGCCACGCTTTACAAGTATATCGACGAGGGCGTATTTCTGGAACTGACCAACGCAGACCTCCCGGAAAAGGGCGAACGGAAAAAGGAATACAAGAAAGTCCGCCCGCGTCAGAAGCGGGAAAGCCGGGGAACGCCGATTGACGAACGCCCGGAGATCATCAACGAACGCAAAGAACCGGGGCATTGGGAAATGGATACCGTTGTAGGAAAGAAAAAGACAAAGGCGCGCTTGCTTGTGCTGTCTGAGCGGGTGACACGCCGCGAGATCATTATACGCATAAAAGACGGCAGAGCGGAAACCGTCGTGCAGGCGCTTGACCGGCTGGAACGGATTTACGGCGCGGCGTTCTATACGGTATTCAAGTCGATCACGGTTGACAACGGTTCGGAATTTGCGGATGCGGACGGAATCGCACGAAGTGCGATCAACGCCGAAGAAAAACGCACGGCGTTGTATTATTGTCATGCGTACTGCTCTTGCGAACGCGGAACGAACGAAAACATAAACCGCATGATTCGTCGGCGCTTCCCGAAAGGCACGGACTTTGAAGCCGTCACGGACGCGGACGTTGCCCGCGTGGAAGATTGGATAAACAACTATCCCCGTGAAATCCTCGGTTTCCAGTCATCCGCGCAGATGTTCAGCGCCGCGTTCGCCGCCGCTGCATAGCCCCTGAAATGCACCTTGACAACGCCTTTTTGCCGAGGTAAAAAGGTATCATAAAAATATTTCTACTTTTTTCGCATTAAATACTTGACATTTGCGCATGCGCCGTTTATTATTAAGTGCGAAAGAAGTTATTACTTCTGACGCGCTTATTTTTTATCCCAAAAAACGCAGGAAACGGAGGCGATACGGAATGAACAGCTACAATATCGGGCTTGAAGATCGGAAAATCATCGAAGAAATGTATAACGCGGGCGCGAAGCCGTGCGAAATCGCGGCGCGCATCGGCAAATGTCAAGCGACGATTTACCGGGAAATCAAGCGCGGAGAAGTGCCGGAACTGAACGCGCGCTGCCGCCCTGCATACCGGGCAGAAGTCGCAGAAAAGCGCGTGACCGAAGCATACCGCAAAAGAGGTCGCCGGAAAGCGACAGAATGAAAAAGGAGGCTCATACCATGAACGAAAAGACATTAACCTCGGAACAGCGCGCGACCCTGATAGCCTATATCCTGATGACTACGAAAATGCGCGAAGAAGAAGCGGCGGCGTGGGACAAATTAGCCGAAGAAAAGACCGCAGGCGGACAGCCACGCTTCCGTCACGCGGCGGCAAATGCGCAGTATTGGCGGGAACTCCAAACGAAGCTAACGGAAATCATCGGGATTCTGGAGGCGTGAAATGAACGTTTTCGACCGAATCACGGCAAGCCCGCAGGCGTTGGCGGATTTCCTGCAAGCGATTCCGGCGATCAATGCGCCGTGGGACAATGTGTTTCATCGCATCTACTGCGATCAGTGCGCGGCGGAAAACTGCGACAACTGCCCGAATGAAGCCCTTCGGGGCAGCGCGCTTTGGTATTTGACGCTTCCGGTGGAAAGCTGCAAGGAGGGTCAATAAATGGGGGCTGATTTGGAACGTACGGCGATCATGCGGCTACAAGAAGCCGCGAATATGTCTGAGCGGTTCTACAAAGCGCCGTTGATCGTCACGACAAGCGGCGGAAAAGACAGCTCGGTTTGCATCGCCCTCGCAGAGCGGGCAGGAATCGAATTTGAAGTCATGCACAATCACACAACGGTTGACGCGCCGGAAACAGTTTATTTCATTCGCAATGAACTAAAAAGATTGGAGCAAAAAGGCGTTAAATGTTTTCTGAATTACCCGTATTACAAGGGCGAACGGGTTACAATGTGGAGCTTAATTCCGCAAAAACTTATGCCGCCGACGCGGTTAGTACGGTATTGCTGTTCAATCTTAAAGGAGCAAGGCGGACAGGGGCGGTACATTACAACGGGCGTGCGATGGGCGGAAAGCGCGAAACGCAAGCAAAGGGGCATTTATGAGGACATAGCAAGTAAAAAGAGCGAAAAGGTGATTATTAACAATGATAATGATGACCGCCGCAGGCTCTTTGAATCATGTATGCGCCAGCGCAAAGCGGTTTGCAATCCGATTATTGACTGGAAGGATTCGGACGTTTGGGACTATATCGAATCCGAAAAAATACCGGTAAACCCGCTTTACAAGTGTGGTTACTCCCGCGTTGGGTGCGTCGGCTGCCCTATGGCTGGAAAAGCAGGCAGGAACACAGAGTTTGCCCGCTATCCGAAATATCAGGAAGCGTATATACGAGCGTTCGGGCGAATGCTGGAAGAACGGAAGCGGCGAGGAAGGACAACAAAGCAAAGTTGGGAAACCGGGCGGGACGTGTTTCATTGGTGGATAGAGGACGGCGTTTTACCGGGGCAGATTGAACTCGACGATCTTCTTTCCGACGAGGACTATGACGAATGACCCGCGCGGACTATACGCGGACGTGCGCCGGATGCGGCAGCGTCGTAACGGAAGATTGGGTAAATGGTCAAAAGTGTTTCAGATGCTATGAGCCGGGGCAAACGTGCGGTTACATCGTCGGCATTGAACGGTTTCTGCCGTACGTCCCGGCATGGTGTCCAAAAATGGGCGGCTGCTTACGACCGCCGGAAAGATACGAGGTACAAAAGACATGAAAAAGCTGTATTCAAAGCAACTCGGCAGCGAGGTCTACGCGCTTGCGCCGGAACAGTTGAAAGTATTCGCGTCGAGCGGGTACGAAGTCCCCACGCCGGAAGCCGTCATTGCAGACGCGGGCGCTATCCGCATCGTTCCCCCGGCAGGAAAGCGCGCGTATGCGGTATTCAAATTCACGACGGGCGCTTTTGTCGTTCGCACGTCCGCCGAAACGATGACGATGCAGGAAGTCGGCACGTTCGTCGGTGAGGTCGTGCAAGCGGCTATCGTCTGCAAGCTGGCGGAAAATGCTGACCCGGACAGACCGAAGCCGGAAGCGTCGGGCGGTCAAATCGCGTCGGCGGTCGCGGCGCTGACGGCAGCGATCAGGCGGGCGACCGGCGAAGCGCACGCGGGCGGCGATCAGGCAGCGGCGGAAAGCCCGGAGGTAACGGAATGACATTCGGCACGTGTAGGTATTGCGGGCAAGTCGTGAATCTGGACTACGAAGAAGAAACGCAGGCAGAAGCCGATATTGCCGCTTCCGAAAAATGCGAATGCTACGACGCACGGCATGAACGGAATCTGCGCAAGCAGATCACGGCGGCGCAAAACCGCATTCGCAAGATTTTCGGGGACGATGCTGCAAAGCTGGGCTTTTCCCCGATTGCTGCCGAAGAACCGCTGCAACTCCTGAACGCTATCGCGGAGCAGACCGCACGCGGGTTTATTACGTCGGCTACGATCAACGTGCGCGGGCTTTGCAAGGCGAAAATCACGATGACCACAAAAGAGAAAATCAAGGTCGAGCGCAGCGAAACGAAAACGTACCAGTTGGAGGAATGACGGCGAATGAACGAAGCGTATAACATTGACTGCATGGAATTTATGCGCCGCGTTCCGAGTAAATATTTCGATTTGGCGGTTGTAGACCCGCCGTACGGGATTGAAAAGGGATTCAAGGAGACAAGCCGGGTTAGGCGCTACGGGCAGACAAAGACCGCGAACGACGATAAACCGACGGCGGAATACTTCACCGAACTGTTCCGTGTCAGCAAGAATCAGATTATTTGGGGCTACAATCATTTGTCGGATTTGCTGCCGCCGACGAAGGAATTCATTTTCTGGTACAAGCGTCAGCCCGTGGACAGCTATTCCGACGGCGAATTAGCATGGACGAGTTTCAATAAAACGGCGAAATGCTTTGACCATGCGTATTTCGGGAACGTCGGCGCGGATGACGTGCGGATTCATCCCATGCAAAAGCCGGTTGCGCTGTATTTGTGGCTTTACGCGAAATACGCGCGTCCGTACGACAAGATTTTTGATTCACACCTTGGGAGCGGGTCAAGCCGAATTGCTGCTTACGATATGGCGCTTGATTTCATCGGGTGCGAGATCGACGCAGAATATTTTCAGAAGCAAGAACAGCGTTTTGAAGAACATACAGCGCAGCAGCGGTTATTCCTATGACCGCCGCAAGGAGGGTACATCATGGTAACAATCGGATGCGGAAGGACGGTCAAGCCCGTCACGTTCAGCGTCTTAGGCAAAGACGGCAAAGATAAAGCCGTTCGGGGTACGGTTTCGTACATCCATCCGGCGCGCCGCTATTGCATTCTTGAATTTGCCGTGCGGGGCGGCATTCTCCGCGAATCATTCCAACTGATAGACGGCGAAATTGCCGAATAGAGAAAGGCAGGGGCTTACATGGAACGCAGACCTATGAAGCTATACCTCGTCAGACACGCCGAATACGGCGAAACAACCGCAAACGGGCGCTGCAAATATGATGCGATCATCGCCGCCGCGCGGCAATGGCGCGCCCGCTGGACGCAGATAGCCCGCGAATGTGAATTTATCGTGCTTGCCGAAGAAGAACCGGCAAGCACAGAGCAATGACCGCGCAGCAGCGGCGGAAACGCCGCATGATACGCCGGTTCGCGCCGACGGTCGCGCTGTGCGCCGTCATTGCAATCATTGCGGCGGCTTGTGTCTGCGCGCTGGCGCGCCCGGTAGAGCGGGACACGCAGCCGGAAGCGGCAAGCACGGAAACGGTTGCCGCAGCAACAAAAATCGCGCCCGCGATCACAAAAGCGGCGGAACAGATCACGAAAACGCCGGAAACGATCACGCCGGAAGCGCCGGAAGAAACAGAGCCGGAAGAACAGCCGGAGGAAGCGCCGGAAGAAATCAGCCGTTATGCGGCGCTGAACGTCACGGAGGACGATATTGATATGCTGGCAGCTCTTGCATGGCACGAAGCGCGCGGCGAACCGTTCGACGGGCAAGTTGCCGTTGTCCTGACTGCGCTGAACCGCTGCTTGTCGCCGGAATTCCCGGATACGGTTGAAGAAGTCGTTTTCCAGAAGTACGGGGACGTTTGGCAATTCAGCCCCGCGCCGTATCTTTGGACAGCGGAACCGACACAGACGCAGTACGACGCAGTTTATACCGCGCTGCACGACACAGATTACATTCTTCCCGCCGAAGCGGTATTTTTCAGCACAAAGGCATACAACGACAATATCGTTGCAGTCATCGGAAATCACATCTTTTGTTCTATTGAGGAGGTCACACAATGAAAATCACACGCAGGACAGAGCAGGAAATCAATATTTCGGAACTGAAAGCGGCGATCAAGGAGGGGCGCGGTCTGGAGGTCATCCGCCCGCACGACGAAATCACGCTTGCGCTTGACACGGGCGAAACGATTACGCCGGTTTGCGGCTACGTCGGCAAGCATAGCGCCCGATTTGTTTTCAAAGATTGCCTCCGCGAAATGTGGCAGATGAACAAGACCATGACCAACAAGGGCGGATATTTCAGAAGCGAAGCCCGCAGACACGTCCTCGAAGATATTCTGCCGCATTTGCCCGCCGAACTGCGCGAAGCAATCACGCCGCGACACTTATGCGAGGAAATCGACGGCGAAACGTACGAATATTTTGATTCGTTGTGGTTGCCGTCGGCAACAGACGTTTTCGGCAATGACCCGGATGGATGGTGGAAAGAAGAAACAGACAGCTTCCAGTTACCTATTTTCAAGGCGGAACGCGACCGCGTGAAGGAAGTTCCCGGAAACGGCACATATCCGTACTGGCTCCGTTCCCCGAATGCCAGCATTTCCACGTATTTCGTGATTGTGCATACTGACGGCGCGGTCGGCAACGGCAGCGCGAACTCCTCGATTGGCTTTGCCCCCGGCTTTGATTTGTAAAATTCGGAATTCAAAACTTCCCCGGCTCAATGCCGGGGAAGTAGCCGCAAGGAGGCAAAAATGAACAAGTACATCGGGAAAATCATCATCGTCACGAATATGCGGAAAATCCCGCGTTCGTGCGCGGAATGCGGCTACTATGACGGCATGGGAAACCGCCCCGGCGGGCGCTACAACGACGGCATTTGCACGGCGGGCGCGTCGATTTACAGTACACGCGGCATTCGGGTATCAAAAGAACGGCTGAAAAACTGCCCGCTTCACATGATCGGGAGGGATAACAATGACTGATGAATACATAAGCCGGGAAAAGACGCTGGAACTGCTCAAAAGCCTGAGCAGCCGGGACTATCGCCGGAAAAAAGGCACAATTCAGGATGCAATCAAGATGATTTCTTACGCCGTGTACACGCCAGCCGCCGACGTTGCGCCGGTGCGACATGGGCGGTGGATTCGCCATGATGACGGTGTATTCACTTGTAGTGAATGCGGCAACGCAGAATCCAACGACAGCTATTATTGCAGACTATGCGGGGCAAAGATGGATGGTGTTTGACAGTGAAAATTGAACGCGCGATTGAAATTCTGAATCCCGCGCATCGGGAGCATTACGAAAGCATTGAGCCGGTAGAAGAAGCCTGCCGCATGGGAATTGCGGCGTTGTCGTACCGCGTTCGGAAAAAACCGGAATACCTTCCAGCACGCCCCGCGCCCGCTTTAGCCTGCAAGCGGTGCGGCAGCGTCAAACACTTGCACAATGCAGACGGCGCGCAGAACGCATTCTGCGGGCAATGCGGACAGGCTATTGACTGGACGGATGCGGCGGAAACGGACGCATAAAAAAGCCGCCGACGTTTTCGCAGAACGTCGGCGGTGCTTGCCTCGGAAAAGACAAGGTTACTCATACCTTATATATAATATCACGTTCCGGGGCGATATGCAAGCGAAAAGCGGCGGGAAACCGCTATTTTCGGGCTTGTATGGGATAGTAACTTAACGACCACAGAGCCGCCGGAGGTAAAGGCATGAAAACAATCTATCGGGAAAAGCGCTACTACTGCGGGGAGTACCTCGACGTATATATTTTTCCTACATACCGGCAATCGAACGGACGGCGCAGCCGGAGCAAGCCGACAACCGCCGCGCAGAAGAAATTAAATCAGCGCCACAGGGAAGAAAAGCTTGTCAGACTGCTTCACGCGAACTTCACGCCGGATGATCTTGAAATTCACCTGACGTATACCGTCCAGCCGGAAAGCGAAGAAGAAGCCGCCCGGAATGCCCGCAATTACATACGCCGCATTCAGCGGATGCGGAAGAAAGCCGGGTTGCCGCCGCTGAAATACATCGTCGTGACAGAACGCGGCGGAAAGACCGGGCGTTATCATCATCACATCACGATCAACGGCGGGTTAGATCGTGACGCGGTGGAGGCGGCTTGGGGCTTGGGCTACGCGAACAGCCGCCGCCTGCAATTCACGGAAACAGGGCTTGCCGGTCTTGGACATTACATCGTCAAAAAGCCCGTCGGCAAAAAGGCTTGGAATGCGTCAAAGAATCTGATTGACCCTGACCCGAAAACACGTGACGGACGCATTTCCGGCAGGCGGGCGGAAGAACTCGCACGGGACACGACCAACAACGCCGAATATGAAAAGCTGTACCCCGGCTATTTCCTTGCGGAAGCTGGCGCATTTCATAACGACGTGAACGGCGGACGGTATATCGTCGCCCGGTTTTACCGCCGGGACGGTAAATTTATAAAGCCACAGCGAAAAACAAAAACGAATCGGAGGCGGAAAGAATGACGGTAAACGAATTTGCACAGGATGTCCACAAAAACGCCGTTGCGCACGGTTGGTATGATGCGCCTATCACGTTCCCGGAAGTCGCGGTTATGATACACGCTGAAATCTCGGAAGCCGTGGAAGAATGGCGGAGCGGAAACCCGGTTATCTACGGCACGTGCGCGTTGTCGCCGGAGAATTGCAAGTTTTCAAAAATCTGCGATAACGTCGGGCATCCTTCGGGCGCTGATACGGAGGGGAACTGCAAGCCGGAGGGCGTTGCGGTCGAACTCTGCGATGCGGTCATGCGCATCATGGATTTCCTTGCGTTCATGGGCGTAGACATTGAAGCCGTGCTTGTGGCAAAGCACGAATACAACAAAGGGCGCGAATACCGGCACGGCGGGAAGCGCGCATAAGGAGGCGGGCTATGATTAACTATTTCAACGCAGCGGAAAACACGCTGCGATCACGTTCAATGCTTGAAAAGGCATTGAAAAACCTGATGCGGCGGCAGGAAAGAATCATGCGCCACAATGCGCCGTCGGGCTATCCGTCGTTAGATACGTCGAAGCCGTACACAAGCACGAAAAGTGTAAACGATGCGCTGACAGATTGCATTGAGATTGCCGAAGTTGCGCGGGAGATCAACCGCACGAAAGACAAGATCGACGAAATCGACAGCGTATTGCAGCAGCTTGACCCGCAAGACGCGGAATTACTGCGCCTATGGTACATAGAGCGGGAAAGCAAAGAAGAAATTGCCGCACAGGTGAACTATGCGTCGCGCACGTCGATCTACGATTTGCGCAATAAAGCCGTTGCGGGCTTTGCTGTGCTGTACTTCGGTGCGGATGCTGGGGCGCTGCTCTGACCGCGCCGGACGCTTTTGAAAAAAGTCTGAACAGAAAGTTTCGGAAATCCGTGCTATGCTGATAGCCGTAAAGGGAGGTCGAGGAAACCTCGCCGCCGTGCGCCTTGCGCTTATGCGCAGGGCGTTCCCTTTACCCTTTTGCAAGGAGGCAGCGGAATGAAAGCATTTGCAAAAGCATTCTACGAATCGGCAGCATGGCGGCGGACGCGGGCGTACATCCTGAAACGCGACGCGGGGCTATGCGTCAGGTGCGGCGCGCCCGGTTGCATCGTCCATCACAAGACGGAATTAACGCCGCGAAACATAGATGACCCCATGATTACGCTGAACGAAGATAATCTTGAAACCGTCTGCCGGACGTGTCACGCGATCATTCACGAAGGAACGCCGCCGCTTGCAGACGGTCTTGCTTTTGATGCAGACGGAAACGTTATCGAATCCGCAATATCCCCCCCGGTGCGCCGCTGAAAATTTCCGGCGGCGTAACCGCGCTTCACCCACGTTTAGAACCGCCCCGGTCGCGCACATGAGGGGGGGTAACGCAAAATTCAGGAGGTGGCATACATTATATGGCGGAAGAAAAAAAGACATACGAAGATATGTCAAACCCTGAAAAAATTGACGCGAAAAAGCGGAAAATTAAAAAACTTTTCCGTGATTTACCCACAGAAAAGAAGCAATTCGCGGAGGGTTTAATCAATCAATTCGCAGTCACGTCGGTTACGCTGGAACGCCTTGCCGACGCGATCAACAACGGCGATCTTATCGAAGATTTTGTGCAGGGCGCACAGAAAATGCGTCGGGAGTCCCCCGCCCTACGCGCCTATAACACGACGATCAAATCGTTTTCGACGCTGACAAATCAGCTTATCAGCCTGCTGCCGGAAAAGGAAAAGAAAACGGCGGGCGATGAACTGATGCAGTTTATTACGAAGCCGAAAGCGGCGGGCAGATAATGAACTATGTGCGCGAATACTGGGGGCGGATTTCAAGCGGCGAGATCGTCACAAGCCGCCGCGTCAAAGCTGTTTACGGGCGGCTGATGCAGGAAATGGACGCGCCCTCGGATGATTCGGCGTACTATTTCGACGAAGAAACCGGGGAA